AAGCTGCCGTGCATCCCCAAAGCCTTGGCGTGGTCCTGCCCCGTAAAATCAACAGGTTGCCTAGGTTCCTACGCGGAATATGTTAGCACAGGTGTGCTAAGCGTGTGAGCTTTTCTATGTGTAGTAATTCTCCGTTTCTCCTCCGACTTCCACCCATCCCTCTGGGTAAATAAGTCGGCTGAGAGCATTAGCCGAATCGTCGCGTGGATTCCATCGGTAGTGAAATGCCGTTTCTCTGGGTTTGTCGAAGAAGTCAAGGTACTTAATGCACCCCTTGAAATGGACATACACTTCTCGGTTTCTGATGCGTTGTGCTGTGGGTTCATCCAATGGAGCAGGTCTAAGCATGAAGTCGCTGTATGCAGCCGTAAAGTCACTTGCAGAAGCAACTGTTGGGAGATGGTGTATGCCATGCCCAAAAAATCCATTGTCGATAGAATCTGGTGAGTCACTGAGAACTGTATAAACTTCGGAGGAGACGCTGAAGGCTGGGGTAGACCCGTAGAAAAACAATAGAAATTCGACTTTCAGAGGGATGCGTAGAGACAATATAAGTGACTGGGGTTGCCCCATTCTTATTCTTGCTCTCTCTTTGTTGACGACCAGCTCCACACTGTCTTTTAATATTCCGCTCTGCACCGACATTTGAGAGAGTTGGCCCTGCATGGTAGTCCACTGGCTCTCCATCGTTGCTCGTTGCTGCTCCATAATGCCAGCCTGACGACGGTACACCAGCCAAGTGAGGAACATCACTACCAGTTGCAAGATGGCAACGCCAGCGAGTATCCCTGTAAACCACAGCAATTTCATTTGAGTAGCGTGTTCTTCACCTGCTGCTTCTTGAGGGGTGCTTGCTCCTGGGCTCTCAGCGTTCTTGACATGGACTATGCTCTGACCGCTATTGGGTTCGGCAGTCCCCTCTGGTGCTCTCGCTGGCTGTTGTTGTCCAAAGACGATGATTGCGAGTATCAGCCATTTCATAACGGCACACTTGTACTAGTCTTTGGTCAGACCGCTGAGGGTGTAGCCGACGATAGTGCCCAGGAGAGACACTAGGGCATCTTTTGGAAGAATGTTCTCGATTGAAAGGACCAGCAGAGAAGGCACAATCACCAGCAGAGCTACCAGAGAAATTGCTCTCTGCCCCAAGCCGAATGGACTGCCGTCTGCCTTTTTCAGATTAAAGCGTTTGTAGAGGGTGTAGAGCGTAGTCACGAACATAAAAGATAGAAGCGGTATTTCTAACGCCTTGTTTTGCATGACTACGCTCCTGTGATTCCTCAGGCAGCTTTCTTGGCCTTGGCCCAGCGTGCTCGTTGAGCTGCTGCAATCTTGGCTCGTGCTGCTTTGCTCATCTTCCTGCGTTTCCGCGTCTTACCACTTCCTTTACCCGGAGCAGAGACTCCGCTGCTCGATACGCTTCCTCCGTCCAACACTTTCAGCACTCTGTTCAGCCGGGTAATCTCCGCAACAACTGCTTCCCTAATATCCATGTTGTTCTCCTTTGGGTTCGTTCGCTCCTGCCGAAACTGGCAGAGAGTGTAACACCTAATGTGCAGAGCTGAACACCCAGGCCAAGAACTCATAGAGAGCAGTTGCGCACAGGGCCACTATGAGGTGGATGCACCAGTACCCAGGACCATGATGTGCCATCTGCCGAGAAAAGAAATTACTTTGTGTCACTGCTGTAGGAGAGTTCGTATGTGAGCTTGTGGAGGTAGTCTGGGCATTCGTTCCATAGCTCAAATGGAAGTGCTCTACCGCTCCAATTTGAAGCGGAGGAAGCCCTTCGGAGGGAGGTAGAGATGGAGGATTAGACGGCATCCTGTTCGCCTCTTATGACAAAGCGGTTTGGTCTCAGTCTAGATGGGTCTATGTACCACTTGATGCCAGCAGAAAAACGCTCCGCACGTATGCTCACAAACTTCATGTAAGCATCTGCGTCCATCTCTTTGAGAATTGAAGCATCCTCTTCACGAGAGACGAACATTAAGATTTGATTCGTAGCTCCTGTTTGCAGGTCGAAAGTGAGGTTGGCACTAATCCAAAACACATTCTTGGAAATGTCACTCACTTGAGACCCTGCACCTCCTCCAGATGCTGCACGTCCAGACACTATACGCCCAAGAACTGAGCCATATTCATCGGCCATTGTTATTTCCTCCGGCAAAAAGTCTACACGATTAGGTGTGCTTGTTGTATTGGGGATAGTTTGCCAAGCGAACCAGTTGCCTGTTGGTTTTGTAACCTACCACGCGGTAGGCAAACCACGTCTCTCGATTCTTGCCGAAAATATCCCGGTACTTGACGACGCCATACACAACGGTCATTGTATCGAGGGAGTGATGCCCTTTACCCGTAATGCTGCCAGACCATGTGGAAGGTTTTCCGGGAGCAATAGGCTCTGGTTCATTCTGAACAAGAGTGTCTGGGCCAATATATGGTTTGCTTGACAGTTTGTCTTTGTCTACGATTTCAAGACGAAGATGTTTTTCGGTAATCCAAGCTGGACTTCGACCCTCATTGCTGCACCTGATTTCTATAGGACTCACACTAGTATTCGAGCCATCCGTTCCATCACCCAACAGAAGTCCCATGTTGGGGCCGAATACCAAATCAGCCATCACCCAAGCCCGTTCGATGTGTCTATCAGTTCCAATCTGTGTGAACACTCCAAAGAACAGGCCGATGGTGAACAGCGCAATGACCAAAGTAGAAACCGCATTCACGTAGTCAGGCCAAGGACGGGAATTGTCGGCAACAACGGCGGCCAGCAGAAGAACATTCATAGCGGCCATAATTGTACTCCGGGCAAACGGAGAACCTTGTCCAGGACCAAAAACCGCTGCATTTGCATTCCTAGCCAATCCTAGCGTTCCAGGGTATTCGGCTCCAATAGCCCGTCCCCGGCTCGTTCCTGAGCCATCCCTGTGCAAAACCCAAGGTATTTAGAGCTTCGTGCCAAGGTAGAAGCCCGTCCCAGCCCGTTCTACTTAACCGCCGACTGCGCGGGCACTGCCCGCTTAGTATCTAGCCGTTGCGAGTTTTATTGGACTGGGGTTAGTCCGGGTTGCGAACCTCGGTATCGGGTGAGACACTGAAAGTAGATAGGGACCAGAGGAGAGCAACGCAGATGGAGGACCGAAGTAAAGAAGTAATCGAGCAAGAAAAACGAATCGCTGCCAGAGCGTCAAGAGATAGGAAGCGTGTACTGGCAACGATGAAGCCTGCTCCTGCTCCCAAGAGCAAATTGCAGACGGCTCTGGACGAAGCCAGAGAAGGACCAAAGAAATTGCCCTGGGAAAAATAGTCACTTCACAATTCTGAAACACCACTGGGTCAGCCTTCGGGTTGGCCTTTTCTATTGACTGCCGTGCAGCAGCTTCTGCACACCAACCAACAATCGTCTCATAGGACGCTAAACAACAAATTGAACATAGGAGTTGTACACCAACATGGCATCACTATTTGAAGGGAAGTTAACAATAAAGACTCCGCTCGAACGGAGCAAAGAAGTGGTTGTAGCAAGACAGGCTGCACTGGCTCGATTCATTGCAACGTCTGCACAGCGACACAACAAATCCGACATGAAGGAATTGCTCGGCACGTTCTGGGAAGCATACGAAGAACTGGGAGACTACATTGAGAAGCTGGAGGAATCCAGTCGTGGCTAAGAACTTAACAGGTCATATGGCGTTGTGGGTTGCCGCCAAGGCAATCCGATGCAAGACTCTTCAAGGAAAGCTTCTCCTACTTTACTACTGCGGAAATGCAGACTCCACAGGGTACTTCTACAAATCCTACGTGGATGCTGTGATTGAGACTGGAATCTCTGAGCGCACCATAAGACGCTACAATGAGGAATGGGAAAAGCACGGATTCATGCGAACGGTTGAGCCTGCTAAGTTCTCTGGCAAGTCCACGGACTATTACCTTAGCATTCCTAAGATACAGGCATGGGCAAAAGCTAGCCCAGTCGATAAGTTGAAAGATGCTGCACGTATCGCTGGGAAAGAACGTGTAAAGGCATGGCGTGAGAACAACCCCAGAATGACCAAAAAACCTGTATTGCAGAGGCTGCAAGATGCTATTTGTGTAAACGGTCAAACGTAACGCTTGTAACGGTCAAATGTAACGCTCGTAACGGTCAAATGTAACAAATATGGGCGTTACATTTGACCGGCCATCAATATATAACCCATCAACCATACATCAAAGGTTCCATCAATTGGGCTTCGCCCGTTGGGACTACCTTCTTTTATGTGGATTGGTTGGAGGCAGGAAGAGGCTTGGCGAAAGCCCAACTTGTTCCGCCTGTAACGGTCAAATGTAACACCAAGGGCTGGACCTTCGGGTTCAGCTTTTTGAATTTCAGGAGAGAAGCATGAACACGTACTTCAAGTATGCCCAGGTTGCCACGGATTTCAGCAGCCTGCAAAACAAATGCCTGCCGACAAACTTGGATGGCATAACGGAACGCAACGGACACTTCCTAGTAATCGAATGCAAGCACGGTAATGAGCAGCCCAGCGGTGGGCAAGCGTGGATGCTGAGAGCATTCGGAGGCGTCCCAAAGTTCACTGTACTGATTGTCCACTGTGAACACGTAGAGGCTGACGAAAAAAGAACCAGACCATTCATTCCGGTCAGTTACAGCATCGTGACTGCGGATTGCATACAACTTCAGGTGCCAACGTCCATTGAGGATTTCAGACAACGCTATCAGAAGTGGTTGGACAACTCAGAACTGGGTGCAAAGGCATTCGAGCAAGAGAGCAAGCAATGGGAAGCATAGAGCTTAACCAAGGCATCACGGTTGTCGTGGATGAGGAAGACCACCAGCAAGTGGTGGAAGCTGGCCCTTGGTTTGTTGCCACGACCAAACGCAAAGATGGGACTGTGCGTAAATCTTCAGTCGTTCGCAACACTGAGACAGGACAGCAGAAGCTGCATCACTTCATTCTGGGAATCAACGGAAAGCCCGTACATCACGACAATGGTGACCCGTTCGACTTCAGAAAGCACAACCTGACTACCGGAGCCACTGACAGGGATAGGCAGGCAGCGCGGTCCAAATCAACCGCTAGAAAATACACATCGCAGTTCAAAGGCGTGTCGTGGGACAAAGAACGAAACAAGTGGAAGGCAGACATTACCGTGAACTACAAGCTGATTCATTTGGGCCGATTCGACAGGGAAATTGATGCAGCACGCAGGTACGACGAAGAAGCCAAGCAGAGGTTTGGTGAATTCGCACAATTAAATTTCCAACAAGCAGCGTAGGAGAACGAAGTGAGTGAAGTAGGAAGAGAACTGACAGCCCAGGAGCTTGCCCAGATGGGCAATCCTAAGGAGCTGAATGAAGTGCCGTTGGACAAGTGCTTGAATAACGCGTTTGAGCCCAACGAAGGACCTGTAGTCAATTCCGATGGAGAAGAAGTTGAGGTTGAAAATTACATTCATTTTCCAGGAATGGATTTTGGTCACCCGTTTATGGCACGTCGCAAACCAGATGGACTGCTGGAACTTCTGGGCAGCAATGCAGTGTTGGCGTCAGCGAGAAAGCAGGGAATACAAACCCTTCAGACCGTCATAGCGCATGACAAGACTGATGAGCAGTGGTTGCTGATGAGCATTTTCAGTGGACCCTTCAATGTCTGGCGCGGTTATCACATGTGGAAGGTCAACAAGAGCATAAATTCTGCGACATTCACAGAATGCGTGGAGAAGTGGTGGAGCAAAAGGCCACAGGTGCATTCTGCTCTCAGCCCTGTTGAACCACTGGTCATCTGCAACTGGTTAGAGCTGTACCAAGGTGCCGGAGCACAGATTATTGCTCCACACAAAATTGATGACGAATTCTTCAAACAGCTCATTCACGACAACGGAGCTTACGGCTCGTGGGCAGCAGCGCACACAGTCATGTCAGACATCAACCTCCGTATCGAGCGAAAGAATTGGGGACGATGAATCAGTGCCAACATTAGAAGAGAAGTGCCGAAAGATGCGCGAAAGAAACGCGCACATAAACCACGACCGGAGACATCGTGGGAGAGCAACCGAAGTGGTAGTAGACAAACGCAGCACAGACCCAGTGTATTGGGATGACGTGTTATCCAGGCTTGGTCTTAGCATGAATGCAGGAGACAACCCTAAGCGTCTGTGGTACTGGGGCTCTAGCAAGACTGTAGAGGAAGCCGCAATGCGTTTGCTGATAGACAAACAGAGTCATCAAAGCAGCAATAAACATGTAACGTGTGACTAATCAATAACATAAGTGAAAGTGCCACTACTATACGGGAAGGTACAACAAAATACTCTCCTAACGAAGCCGTGGGCCTGAACGCCTTTTGACTCGATAAAGCATTAACGGCTTCACTTAATGCCCACGCACACATCACACAAAGCTCTGCTTAATTGCAGGGCCTTTTTCAGTCTAGGAGAGAGAACACTGTATGTCAGGATTTAGGCGTCACACCATGTCTGTGCTGCAAAGCGAAGACTCAATAGGTCCAGACGGCAAGGTCCTTGACCCAAACAGCGAACGGTATCGAGCTGAAGTCAAAGAAGTAAAGAAGGCAGAGAAGCGACACCGAATGATGGTACGCAGAGGGAAATGCCAAACGTGCAAAGCAATGCAGGAGAGATTGAAGCAGCATGAACGAGAACGTTTACAAAGAACTTGTTGAACAGCAGCAACGCAAGACCGATGTTCTGAACTGCATTCTCGACACCTTGCGAATACTGCACGGTACGACTAAGGAATTAGCCCAGGCTCTCAAGCCCAAAGGTTAAACAAGAGTTTCGCACAGGGGAGCAACAAGACTTCGGGTGCACCAAGAATTGTTGAGCGTGCGAAGGGTATAGTTGGTTTCCGGTTGACGTGATGACTACAGGTTCTGTAGTCGGAGTCAGAGACTAATTGCCTCTCCCCAGAAATACTACCGACCTTCCACCTACTGTCCCTTCGGGTGGAATCATACCTTCCCATCCCTCCGCTCCTCTCCTAGCGTTGGCCTTGTAACAGAGCAGGTATCGAGCCGGGTCAGTTTGGGAACACCCGGCACATCCTCATATAGGAGAGCAGTTCAATGGACTTCGACAAGATATTAAGCAACTTCAAAGATTACCACTTGCCAATTTGCATCGTCATGTTCTGTGTTGGTTCGGTCATGCAGTGGTTTCATCACCTCGACATGGCATACGTAGCCTACACAGGGACGATTCTAGGGGCAATCACAGGGCACGCTTTCAGCCCAGCGAGTAAGGAACAGCAAGACAAGTAAGACTCAGGAGTGCAGCAATGCACGACGCAGAGTATGACGTTCTTTTGAACCCATACAAGTTCTCGGACTTTTGCGAGTCCGCATTAACACCACAAGAAATACAGACCAGGAGAAAACGAACATGTCAGTTGAAACAGAAGTCAAGGCAGTGGCCGAAGATGTAAAGGCAGATATTGAGAAGGTCTCTGCTGAAGTAGAAGCGGACCTTGATAAGGTAACACCTGAAGCAAAGGCTGAAGTGGAAAAAGCTGAAGCTGCGATTGCGAAGGTTGAGAAGGCAGCTCGTATTGATGTCACGGTTGCTGAGAAGTTGACCGTGCGAGAGTTGGAGTTGGAATTCATCAAGATTCAGATGGACCTGCGTACCCTGAGCGAGAAGGCTTTAGCCGTGCAGAAGAACTTCCAGCAGACGATTGAAGTGCTAAAGAAACGCTACGCTGCTGACGGGGACTACGTGTGGCATGAGTTGGGAGCGTTCTTCCAGAGGATTGAAAAGAAGCTCTAAGCAGCCATGCTCTATCAACGAAAAACGTTCACCCTACCAACGACAAACCGACAGATGACCGCTGAGGAATATGCGGTTGCTGTCGGAGCTGTCTCTGCTAAGCCGAGTGCCCAGCCCAAGCCGACCAAGAAAACCAAAGAACGAAAGTCATAAGGAACACCCCGCATGTCTAACCCAGTGAGTTTGATTCTTACTGACACAAATGGAAACTCGCTTCAGGTGACTGGGGCAACTATTTTGACGCCTGCTGAACGGCACGCTTTAGGAATCTTGTTGTCACAGCCAATATCTGCTGTGCTGACAGACCACTCAGGCAATCCGCTTCAGCTCTCTTCGTCAGCAGCTTCTAGTGCATGGGCAAGCCTCACAGGAGACTTGACCGAAACCCAGGTCATCCCATGGGATGGTGGTACGGTCGGCACACCGGACTCTGGAATATCCCGCATCGGCTCCGCGTCCCTCGCCATCGGTAATGGGACGACAGGAAACACGTCAGGTAGTCTGACGCTATCAAGTCTTTACGCAAGCCTCGTCGATACCGTCGCCGTCACGTTGACTGGAGTATTCACTGACGGCACTGGTTCAGTCGGCACAAACGGCCAAGTCCTCTCATCGACCGTGACCGGAACGAAGTGGATTAACGCCGCTGCAAGTGGTGTCACGTCAGTCTCTGGCGATGGAACGATTCTCAGCAACTCAGGCTCGACCGGAGCGGTCACTCTCACACTTGAAAACGCTGGTCAGAATACAGTTCTGGCTGGTCCGATTTCAGGCGGAACTGGGGCACCGACTTATCGTTCGTTTGGTGTAGCAGACCTTCCGACTTCGGGAACATGGGCATTCGCTGGCACATTCTCAGGCAACTCCACAGTCAGCGGCAATGAGCTAATAACGGGCACGGAGACCCACGGTCTCACTTCGTACACAGTGGCGATTACCAATTCTCCACAGCTAGTCATCGCAGGTTCTTACCAGAGTGCAACGAGCACGTTCGCAGAAGATTCGTGGACTATCAGTGATGTCATCGGCACGGGAACCAACGGCACGAGCACGCTCACGTTGACGCACAGCGGAACCACAGGAACCGCAGCAGTTTCGGTGCCCCAGTTGAACACAAATACGCTGGTAGGCACTACAGCTATGGCGGCAACAATTGCTTCTGGTGAATTTACTTGGACAATTGCAGGCACCGTGGAGTATGTAATACAAAATGCCGTATTCAGAGGAAGCAACACAGGTGTTATAGGTTTCTCAGCAGGTGCACCTAACGCCGGAGGAGCAGACACTGCTATTTCTCGCGTATCAGCAGGAATACTCGCAATCGGAACGGGTGCCTCGGGCAGCACTGCCGGAACTATAGCGATGACGACGCAGTTGTTCACGGCATCGGCTTCGGCACCAACGAGTGCAGGAACAGCAGGAACAGTAGGCCAGATAATCTACAACGGCGGCTTCCTCTATCTCTGCACGGTAACAGGTGCGGCTGGTTCCGCAACGTGGACAAAGATTAGCTCGACATCAGTTTAAGGACACGACATGATTAAATTTCTGAAGTGGTTGCTTCACTTGCTGGAACCAAAGACCGAAGCAACCGTAACACTCGCGGACCTCAACACTTTACTGAACACTCTTCGAGCCGACGAAACTCTCGCATCGGCCCACGCTTTCACAATTCTCGCCAGGGTCAAGGCTGAGGTGAACAAGTTAGGGGCGGGTGCATAATGCTATACGTCATCTTAGCCGATGCCACGGTTCCTGCTGTTCAGTCTGTAATTTGGATTATCGAACACTTTAGCGCATTGGGTTGGCCTGCACTATGTTATGGGGTCTGGAAAGGTGCTAGGTTACTGACACAAGTAGAAGAACGAGCCATTCAAGCAGAGCAACACATCAACACACTCGCAACGAATCATTTTCCACACATGGAAGCGAGTCTGGCAAACCAAGACAACCTTCTGAAGTCGATGGACGGTAGTCTGAAGACAATGGTAAGCAGCTTAGACGTTCTTGCGTCACAGAGACCCAAGCGCACAACCATTCGACAAAACCGCGCCACACGACCTGAGAACGACTAGCAAGAAGAACACCACAGGACAGAAGCCAAGGGAATAGCCAAGGGTACACGCATACGCTTTCAATCCGCGCTATAAGCCGGAGGTTGACCTATAAGCAGTAAGAGGCAGGCAGAGACATCATAGGGACACAGCATAAGCTTTGTTCCCAGGTATTTGCCAAGCCTCAACCCCATGTAAGTCTCTTTCATATCTGTATGATGGGACTGCTTAACTTCAGTCCTGGGCTTCAATCCAAGGCTCCTGCCAAGCCTTTGCCTTGCATCTGCTCTGCTTCACCCAGGTGTAGGCCGCTATTTCAGCTCAGCAAAACGCCTTGGACCGTCCCATAGCACATTACCCGGCAGTGTTACTACGCTTTTCCTTCGCATTACCACGGCAAACACCTTGTTTTCAATGCATGGCTGTACGCACGCTTCGCAGGCGTGGTGATTCCCTTGACCATCCCAGGTCAAAAGTCCCCGCGTTTGCCCAGGACCAACCCGGTCGATAGCAAAGCACTGACCAGGGAACGCTAGGCACATCACCCGGCACATGCTAAGCCGTAGCAAAGAGAATGCTTTGCCAACAGCATTGAGACCCGGCAGGGATGTCCCCCAGTGACGGCAATGCAGGCGTGGCCTTGGTACAGCATCCCCAAAGTCAACGCATGGCAACCGCACGGCAGAACCATAGCTAGTCCCTGGGTAGAGACCCAGAGTAGGAGAGAACGATGACAGAACAAGAGATTATCCAGGAGTTGCGGAGCCTGATAGCTTCGCAGAAAGCCCTGATAGATGCCCAGCGTGACTGCATAGCCATGCTGAGTCATCCGGTCTGGATGGTGACCAACGACACAAACAAGACCATTCCCTATGTAGCTCCGTTCATGCCGAGCTATCCAGGTTTAGGTGGAAGCACGAGTGACCCTCTGCCACCCCACGGCATCACCTTTTGCAAGAGCCAGCAGGCAGAGCAGAACTCCTAGGAGAAGCAGTAATGGAAAATGAAGTAGTCAACGAGACAAGAACCCGCACCTGTCACAACGAAGGTTGCACTGAGACCCTGAGCTACACCCCAGGCGTCACCCAGATTACTGAGCAGTTCGCTATCGAACTTGGGCAATGGCTCACGGTCATGGGAGAGAACCTTCAGCCTGTGAATGGTGGATTTGCAGTGGTGCCTGGTATCAAGACATTCTGCTCGACCCAATGTCTGAAAGAGTACATCGAAGGCATGACCAAAGAATACGAGGAAGCAGAGGAACGAGCTGTTCAGCACATGCAAGAGCTTGTTGCTGGGAACATCGTAGAGCTGGAGGACCTGGACCTTATCGACAAGCCCGACCTGGAAAAACTGAGAGCAGCGGCAGAGGGAAAGTCTTAATCAGGCTCAGCAAATACAAAGCCACGTCCAAAGCACCTCTTGCACAAAGTTCTCGGCAAAGGCGCAAATTGTGACCCTTTTGATGGGAAACAAGGGTGTCCATCGACCCAGCGAGAATCGTGAGGGAAGTCCTTATCCACGCAATGCATCAATATCTCCCCAGCCTGATTTGTCACGGTAATTGATTCTTGAAAAATGGGCATTACCGTCATCCGATTGGCAAAGGTAATTTGTGGTCCAGTATTTACGATGCGAAGGTCTTCATTGCCCTGAAACGATTGGTCTCCGACTCGATAAGTAAAGTAGAAGGTATATTCCTGGGTGTTGACGTTCTCAGGTATCCAAAGAATCTTGTCTCCCGGAGATGTTCGGTCTATTTCTGGGTAATTTCTCTCTACGTAACTGTGCGTGATTAGTTGTGCCGCAACATTTTTGTCGGCTTCCGCTTTGGCTACACCAATCATCTCCTCATCACGCATGCGCATGAAGCTATTGAAAAGTGGTTTGTGTGCGTTCTCCCCACTCACAATAAGAATCCAACCGGGAGGCCCATTAGGGCCTAGTGATGCTGAAAAGGCTCCGGGGTTGACGAAGAAGAAATCAAGTTGTGTCTCTGAGTAGATGGAACGCCGACCGTAGAAGCCAAAGAGAAGGGCAGTACCGATAAGAATAGCCAGCCGTATCCATCGAGCCGCAGGAGTAAGCTGCCATACCGAATACGACCCAGACACCAGGGCCACAGTAAACCATGCCCATGCCTCACAGGGGTGATTCTCCAACATCGAGTACCCCAGTGGGCCAACGGTAAAAATTACAGACGCAACGAGACCAAGAGCGTCTAGTGCACGCTTCCTACTACTTCTTCTGCGTGGAACGCTATCCAACCACTCGACGACTTGGTGCCATCGCCAGATGAGCCGGAGCTTTACGACTTCACCATCGCTCATTTCATTAAGAACCCCAATGGAGAGAGTGAATATATTCGCAGACTTCACCACGCGTGTCTAGGCTGACCTTCCATTGGACTGAAGATTTAGGAGAGCAAACAAATGCAGCCATATTCGCTGCTTATCACCTCGTGTAATCGCCACGACCTTTTAGAAAAGACCATCAAATCATTTCTGAAGACAGCAGATGTGCAACCACGGCAAATAGTGATTGTCGAAGATGGTGACACACCAATGCCTGCCTTCCTCAGCAAGTACAAGCATCTCGGCCTCACATGGATTAACAACGGAACACGACGGGGACAGATTTACTCATGTGACCGTCTGTGGCAGGAATGCAAATACGACTACGCCATGTGGATGGAAGACGACTGGGTTTTCACCCAGGGAGACTTCATCACAAAGAGCTTTGAAATTTTGGAGAAGTACCCAGAGGTTGTGACCGTCACTCTTCGTGGTGACTGGAATCACCCTCTCATTGATGACAACCGCTTCCCGTTCAAGATTGCCCAGCCGAACTGGAAAGGCGCGTGGGGTGGATTCTGTTTCAACCCAGGTCTACGCAGGAAAGCCGACTACACGCGCATTGGTTCCTATGGCAAACATGTGGGCTACGGCTCTCATGGTTTGGGCCATGAGATGGACCTGAGCAAGCTCTACTCCTCTATGGGGTACGTGCTGGCAGCCCTCCCCAACCACTGTGCTCACATCGGAGGTGGACGCAGCAGGGCTATAGAGCCTTTGCTGGTACAGCCTTCAAGAGTTCTGATTGCAATCAAAGCAGGGCACGCTCTGAACTACACCAAATGGGAATCCTCAGAGAGCCCACTGTTTAACCGAACAACGGCATGGGAAGGGAAGCCGTATGGAGATGTAATCCACATCTCGACCGCTACCAATACCCGGCTCCAGGCCATAAGGGATACGTGGTGGAGAGACTGCAAAGCCTACGCAACGCTGGATGCCAAGTTCTTTTACGGCAGACTGCCAGCGGGAATGCAGCGCACACCTGAAGAAGATGAAGTGTTCCTCCAGGTCGAAGACGATTATGAGCATTTGCCACACAAGACCGTGGCAATTTGCAAGTGGGCACGAGAACACAACTATGACTTCGTGTTCCTCTGTGACGACGACACTGGAGTTTATGTAGACCGATTGATGATTGAAGTGCAGTCATTGCCCTTCGATTATGCAGGCCACATCAATGGCGGGTCCTGTTCTGGAGGGTGCGGCTATTTCCTCTCCCGCAGAGGGATGGAAGCCGTACAAGAGTCCCCAAATTGCTGGGCAGAAGATGTGTGGATTGGGAAGTGCATGAAGTCCGCAGGCATACCGATGGTTGACCTGCCAATGCACTACCCAGGCTACGCAGACCATTACTTTTTCAAGAATGGATTCGACCCGAGCAAACTACACAACCAAATTGTAACGATGCACGCGCTACGTCCTGAAGACCTTCGGGATTGGTATGCATATGAGAAGGCGCAACAAGCCTAACGAGCAACTATGACACCTCTTGAAGAAGTGAAGGCACACCCGCTGTTCGACCAGCTCACACCTCTGCAACAAACATTTGTAACCCACTACGTTGAGACTCAGGACCTAGTAATGAGTGCTCGATTAGCCGGGTACAACTGCCGAGATGACAAGCGGTTTGAACTGATGGCACGCAAGAACCTGAAGAATGCCAGCATCAAAAAGCTGGTTTCCATTGGTCTGAAATATGACCCAATAGGTGGGCTCATCACGAAGCCAGAGGCTCTGATGCTTCTCAGTGACCAAATCCACAAAGCTGAGAACAGCACCATGTTTTATAGGCTCATGTCCTTGTATGCAGACCTGAAAAAGTGGACTAGTCCCAAACCAGACTTGGACATCAACAGGATTGTGCAGGCCAGTGAAGAGAAACGCAGGCAAGAACGGAACAAAGGATAACGACAATGGCACTTGAAGCCTTAATGGGTCCCCAGAAGAAAAAGCGGACCAAGATGATTGATTTAACTCCCGTCTCCAAAGGACACAAACCGGATGGACCGCATGGACGCGCAGCGGTAAAGGCACTGGGACGAACCAAGACTACTGGCAACTTCGCAAAGATTGAAGCAGCGAAAGGCAAGGGAGCTGCAATCGCGGCATATCAAAACAAGTTGGCTGCACACAAAGCAGCGTAGTAAGGAGCGTTGCTCCTGAAGAGGGAGCAATGACGAAACCAACAGACACGGTTGTTGCAGCAGTAGCAGCACGAACGGAAGAACGAGAGAAATGCCGTAGGGATAAATTCTACCTCTCTGAGATTCTAGGCTACGACTTCCAAAAAGACGTACACCAGCCACTCTTCGACAACTACATTTCCTACGATGACAGCCGACCCTGGGTGGAGCAGTCCACCACAAAAAAGAGAATGGTGCTCTGGTCCCGAGGTTTCTACAAGACCACCTCCATCGTCGTTGAGATTGTCCAGTCCATTCTGAATTTCCCTGACATTCGTATTCTGCTGATGCAGGGCACAGTTCCGAACACCAAGACTCTTCTCAAGGAAATAAAGAGCCACTTCGATGGCTCCAACTTCCGCTCCAGGCTGAAAGATATTTTCCCGGAGTTCTGCCAGACAGAAAAGAAGCTGGGCACGGCTATGGACTTCACTGTTCCTAACCGAACCAGAACCCTGAAGGATCCAACGGTCAGAGTCGCATCACCAAAGACCACGAAGTCAGGACAGCACTATGATGCCGGGTTCTTTGACGACCTTGTGAACGACCAGAACTACCGCAACCCTAAGCTCATAAAAAAGGCCATTGATGATTTCAACATGTACGCGCCACTGATTGACCCAGGCGGGTACTTCTTCATCACAGGCACGCGCTACGCATTTGGTGACATGTATGAATGGGTCCAGCGGCAGGATGCAACCACGCACGAGTGGAACATCAGCACCAGACCTTGCTGGTTCAAGGATGAGAACGACAACCTCGTTTCATACTTCCCTCCAAGGAAGTTGGCCGATGGCCGAATCGTTGGCATCTCCGTTGAAGAACTGAAGTCCAAGCAGGCTGCTGACCCTGAGATGTTCGCAGCCCAGTACCTCAATAAGCCCATCTCGACAACAGCTCATCTGTTCCCAGAAGAACTGATGCTCTCTCACGTCCGTTCATTGGTCGGAGAGAATGCACCACCTCTTGGACTGAAGACCTTGTTTATAGACCTTGCGTCTTCAACGAGCAGTTCTAGTGACCAGAGAGTCCTCATGTGTGGGCAGCAAGACTCTATGGGCAGAGCGTACGTAACGGACTGCATAGGTGGTCAATGGGGACCGCTTGAGTTCTCAAAAGTCATCATTGCCAAAGCACTGGAGCACAGGCCGATAGGGATTTACATAGAAGGCTCTGCCGCAGGAAACATCTTCGTCTCCTACTTGAAGATGGTTGCCCAGGGGCTGAACGTAATGTTGCCTCTGCACTTCATAAAAATTGACAACAGAAAAGGTGCCAAGCACCTAAGAATCTCCACTCTCAGTGGAATTCTGAAGCAGGACAAGCTGTTCTTTTCAGCCGGATTGCCAGTTTGGGACAAGCTCCTAGAACAGTTCATAGCTTACCCACGAGCACGACACGATGACTACCCTGACACAGTTGCACTGATGTGCAACCACTACGAAACAGCAACGTACAGGATTCCTCCGGTCAAAAGTATAGGGCAATACCTTACACAACAACACACAGTTATCCCAGAGATTATCAAGGACAAACACCAAGACTCTTACATGGGAGGTTCTATGGGCTGTGGATTTGAAGATTAAAGGACCAATAGTATGGGTTTCGAGCAACTTGAACAAGCTATCAACGATGCGAATGTACCAGTGCTCACGGCAGAGCAGGTTGCCTTCGACAATGAAGAGTTAGATGACGATGCAGCCCTAGCCATAGTGCTAGGAGACGTTGATACAGCCGTCACATTTGTGCAGTCCAAAGGCTTGCCCATTGATTGGGACCAGTCTGACGACCTGTACCGAGGCTACGTAAAACCAAGAACCTGGCCTGGGACTGATGTAGCACGTGCCAATTTATCAATGCACCTCATTCTAGAGGTGATTGAAAAACTGCTGCCAGAGATTTATCTGAGCTACTTCAGTGAGGACCAGCCGTTCATTCTTGAACCCAAGGGCAGGACCACTGAAAAAGCTGCAAGAGCACGCGCAAAGGTCCTGAACTGGGCTCTCAAGAACTGTGAGTTCAAAGAACAGATACGCAGAACACTGAAGCAGTGCCTGCTCTACGGCTTCTCAGTCGGCAAGTATGGCTGGGAAACGGAAACAAAGACCATTAAGACCTACCAGCGCAAAGTGGCTTCCAAGAAAGTCATTGCTGGTAACGACCAAATAGAGATTAACACCCCTGAGAGTGACGAAGTTGAATGCAAGCTGACTGAAGTCACTATCAACAAGCCAGTCTACGAGAACCTTGAAGTACGCACGTACATGATTGACCCGAAACTGCGAGAGCAAGACTGCCGCAAGGGTCGATTCATGGTGTTCCAGAAGTTCATCACAGCCGACGACCTTGTTGACTTGGCTGAAAATGAGACTTTCAAGAATGTTCCCACCAAAGAGGAACTGCGAACCATCCTAACCTCCGGCTCAGAGCCCACTACGGACTCTCTGAAGGGTTCAAAGCCAATGTCTTGGCGTGACCTTCAGGCCGAACCACAGGATTCTGGTGTCGCAAACACCTCTACCGTTGGTGGAGGCTCGACCGACCCACTGAAACAGCCACTTGAGCTGCTTGAATGGTGGTCAGACGACCGCGTTATCACTGTTCTGCAACGAAAGATTGTAATTCGCAATGAACAGCATGAGTTCCCAGTCAAACCGTTCGTGTCCTCTGCCTTCGTAGACGTAATGGGCAGTGCATACGGCTTCGGTATCGCAAAGATTCTCTCTGGTGAACAGCGTTTTGAAGCTGGTGTCCTGAATTCGTGGATTGACCAGTTGACCCTCATTCTGAACCCGGTATTCCAGACAGCAAAAGGTGTGAGCAGTGGCACTCAGCAAATAAAGTTCTCTCCAGGCAAGGTTATTACTGAGTCTTCAGAGCTGAAGCCCCTTGTTCAGCAGTCAGTCACCCAGGAAGCCCTGGGAGCCATCGCTAATTCTGAGAGCCGTGCCAATCGGCGCGTTGGATCCAATGGCGGAAGTGATATTCCGACCCAGGCTCTACGCACAGCCCAGGGTGTGAACGCATTCCAGGCAGATGTGACATCGCGATTGCAGTATTTCATCGACATTTTCAGCAACATGGTCTTCATACCAGTGCTGAACGCGTTCATTGAGATGTGCAACGACCACCTGAAGCCTTCCCAGATTCGCCAGATTCTGAATGATGAAGATGGCAAGGACTACGAAGGCGACATCATGGAAGTGTACAACGCCACGACCAGTCTGAAGGTTCTGGCTACTACACAACTAGCTGCACGCAAGGCAACTGCCCAGCTCATCCCCGCGCTAATCCAAATGGTCTCTGCCGCACCTGTTCAGGATTCTCTGACACAGCAAGGCAAGAAATTCAACTACGAAGAGTTGGTTGAAGAGGCTCTGGACCTGGCTGGATGGGATGCAGATGCACTCATTGAGGACATGACAGCCGAAGACCTGCAACGGGCTCAGCAAATGAACCCGGCATTGCAGAAGGCCCAGGCCGACCAAGCTGTTGAGCAAACCAAGCAGCAAGGCACTCTGCAACAGATTCAGGAGCAGAACACAGGCAAGGCTGGTGTTGCAATCGTTAAGCACATTCTTGACGAGAGCAAAGCCGAGAACCAACTTGGACCAGCTCTTGAGCAACTGTCACAACCACCACAGCAGGCTCCACAAGCTGCATAGGAGATTAGATGGACATTTCACAAAAGGCCCTGTTAGTTGGCACCACCAACTCTCAGGGCTGGCTACTCGCTACGCGGTTGGGTGAAGAGATTCTAAAGGAATTGGAATCAACAGCACTCAACTGTGAAGACGACGACAAAACAGCAGGACTAGTGCGTGAGGCACGAGCTTCACGAAAGTTCTGGGAGCGATGGCTCAGCTATATCGACAATGCCAAAAACCCAGAAGTGAAAGACGAATTCATTGAGGTATCAATGTAGATGCCTAAGTACGTTGAGCACCCAAAGACGGAAACCACCTACGTACGGAAGTGGCGTGCAACAGGAAAGACCCAGACTTCAATAGACGGAACAACCTAAAATACACTTTTGGCATGTCTCTGGAGGAGTACAACCTGCTCCACGAAAAGCAAAATGGGTTATGTGCCATCTGCCAACAACCAGAGACAGACACTCTCCGTGGTCGTCTTAAACCTCTTTCTATTGACCATTGTCACCACACAAATAGAGTTCGTGAACTTCTCTGCGGAAAATGCAACAAGGCTCTCGGACTATTCAAAGACAACATTCTCATACTTGAAGCTGCTATTGCGTACTTGAAAAAGCATCTTCAATGAACAAATTGTAAAGGTGCGGATTGCGCCAGAACAGGATTAAGACATCATGGCAACTGAAGTTCAGGAAGTAGCACTGCCGTTCGACCCGGAGACAGCTCCTCTGGAGGAATTGAAAGCGAAAATCAATGCAGGAGAAGTTGAGAAGCCTGCTGCCGACAAGCCAGAGCAGAAGCGAGATGACAAAGGCCAATTTGTTGCGGCTGAGGAAGCAGTTGAAGAAGTAGAACAAGCTGCTGAAGACATTGAGGAAGAAATCATCTATCAGCGCAAGATTGACCTGGGTGACGGCTCAGGCGTCCAGGTGTTCCAGGGAAAGAGCCTGGAGGAGCTAGTAGACAAGCTCGTGAAGGCCCAGGAGAACGCTACAAAGAAGATTAGGCAACTAGCCGAGCAGCAACCCAAGACAAACACCTCGACCAAGAGACAGCGAACAGCAGAAGATGAATTCCTGCTTTCCCAAGAGTTGATGACAAAGCCTAGTGCAGCTTTTGAGAAGCTGTTCCAGGAATCCGTTGGGATGCCCATCAGTGAGTTCAAGAGCAATGTTGAAGCCGTGAAAGTGTTCAACAGCAGCCGTGCTGCTGATGAGGCTGCTAAGAGCTTCGTTGAAGCGACTCCAGAGTATTTTCCGAACAAAGCAAACGGAGTCAAGGTTCAGAATTATTTGAAGACCTATCAGCTTCCCGCGACTTTGGAGAACATCACGAAGGCTTACACCGAGCTGAATAACAGCGGTCTGCTCCAGGTACGACCCGCTGAGTCTGCTAGTGAAGTAAAAGAAGTAACCCAGGATACTCCTGTGCAGGAAGTAGCGCCAACCGTGCAGAAACCACGCAAAGCATCAAGTGGCCTTTCGGCAAGGGGTGGTGCAGGTCCAGTTGTCAAGAAAGCTCCAGTGACACAAGAGGACTTTGAACGAGAAACCGCTGGCATGACTGCTGCTCAGATTCGAGCAAAAGCGATGTCACAGAATCCCATAGCCAAGGACCCTTGGGACTTCTAAAACGAGCGTAACCCGCTGGACGGGAAGGACCGTGAGAATCGGTCCACCCTTTAAGTTCTGATTGGCAATCGGATTGAAAGCCAGTCAATCGAAATACCTGCGAGTTTGCATGTCAGTAATCGGATTGATGAACCCCCACAAATGACGCAGCACCAAGGCGCGAAACATCGGCCTACCGCGTAGACACATAAGAAATAAATGAAGTAAGAGGAAATAACACATATGAGTCTGCCTAGTGCAGCTTCAGTAGTCAGCTCCGGTCTAGCTGGCTATCCTACCGTGTATTACGACCGTGTTGCGGTTGAAACTCTCCGCAACAACCTGTTCTTGTATCCTGCCTGCGACCAAAAGCAGATGCCAGACAGAAGTGGCGTTGCAATGCAAATTTTCGGCTACACCGCATTCGGCGCTAACACCACTCCCGCTACCGAAGGTACTCCGGGTTCTGGTGAAGCATTGACCCAGGTCACTGGCACTCTTGACCTGAGCAACTACGTTGATTATGTCAGCTTCTCGAACGTTGTGACCCTGACCGCTATCAGCGATGTTGTTGCAGAAGGTGCTGTTGAGTTGGCATATCGTGGCGCATTCAGCGTTGATACGGTCATCTCGACCGAGCTGGACACCATTGCCAACGGCAACTCTGGTGCACGTATTGACATCCTGAGCGGCAGTTACATGTCTGCTGCTATCAGCAGGGAAGCGGCTATGACGCTGCGTTCCGTCAACGTGAAGCCCAAGGCTAATGGTCGCTACTATGGCGTCATTACGTCTCTGTCTGCGTTCGACTTGGTAAACGATTCGAGCACTGGCGGGTTCCTTGACCTGGAGAAGTTCTCTCTGATGGGCAAGGGGGCTGATGGTTCTCAGAATGCTGGCATCGACGCTACCAACATGATTGGCAGCGTGGGTGGAGTGGACTGGCACGAATCGAATGCTCTGCCGACAGAATCCCACTGGGAGTCTTCGGCTTACACCGCGTATCACGCGTATGTAATCGGCAAAGACGGCATCATTGCTTCTTCGCTGGGCAAGACGCAGTTGGCTCAGAAGAACTTTAGCGTGAAAGTTGCTAAGTTCGACCAGCCAATCGCTGTTGACCCTGCAAACCAGATTGCTGCTGCTGCTTCTTACAACTTCTTCTTCGGTTGTGTGGGGCGTCCAGGTAGCACTGCTGGATTCATTCGCATCCGTTCGGAAGCATCCCTGACTGCCTAATCGTCAGTATCAGGAATTGGAAATGTGGGGCTGGCTTACATCAGCAGCCCTGTTCCATTTTAGGGAGAGGAATGAAAAACGTAATTGTTGTCAGACCCTATTGCTCGACCGACGAACTGCAAGACGCATTGAGGCAAGCCAAGTTGATGCAGGCAATAGGGGTGATTGTGACAGAGCCAAAGAACCTCAGTATGGCTCAGGAGTTTGACGCGGAAATTATAGCGATGTTCGGGAAAACAGAGCAGGCCCTGAAAGCTGCTCAAGAAATTTCAGAAGCCAGTGACTCAGCAGTAGTGGTCATAGGAGAACCAAGTGCTAATACAGATGGACCGCAATGAATTAGGAGACAAGCGGCTAGACCCAAAAGAGAATCTAGCAAAACTCAAAGAAGAGAACAGAAAGTTAGCTGCCAAATCGAAGATTAAAGACCAGAGCCTGCTGGAAAATAAAGACATGGCTATCGGCTCTCCGATGGACTGGCATGACTTGGTGCGGTTGCTGACTAAAATGAACCCCGCTCTCATCATTGAGGATGGTGGTGTCAGAAACGCACTAGCCGTGCGTTACCCAGGGCATCTTGAAGATGGAACTTATGGAAAAAGATACATCACTGGTTTCTATAAGGAAGTGCTACCAGAGTTCTCCTGCATTCTCAGTGATGAACGCGGCAGGGCTACAAGGGAATGCCGTGGATGGAGAACGGTACTAGTCCCTCTAATTCGTCAGGGAATTATCAGTTACAAAAACGCGGTAGATGTCTTTGGTGAACCCAATGGACAACGAAGCGGTCGATGGAAAGAACTGCTACAGCGCGAACGTGCATAGTAGAGCAATATAAAAACCAAAGCAATACTGGCCCTGAACGAATGGGGCAGAAAAGAGCAATATGTCAGAGACCAAAGAAACTCCTGTTAATGCAGAGCTGTTGAAAGAGCTAATACAGGAACTTAAGAAACCAGCACCACCAACCGAAGAAGAGTTAGCAACGCGGGAAGAGAAAAAGCGGAAGGTTCAGCAAGAGCAAGAGAAACGCAGACGCATGGCTACCAAGCATGCGAGCATACTTGAAGCGAAGAAGATGCAGCAGAAGACCTGCACGCACCTCAGACGTGATGGCACCTCCAGAGCTGTTTACGTGAAGCATGGCAACTACCTCATCTGCCAGAAATGCAACGTACTGATTCGTCCCACTGAGGACCAGAAAAACAAGTCGAACATTAACACCATCTACGATACCAATCTGTTCAACCGATTGTTCCAGATGAGCGTTACCTCAAACGTCTTCGACTAACCCTCTGAGGGTTTTAGGAAGCTGGCTCTCCGCAAACCAGCACACATTCAAAGGACAATCTTAATGGCCTGTACTACTACGCTACAGCAGGTGGTGAACCTTACGTCCACCCATGCAGACTTGATGCCACTCTCGGGAGTTGCTGGCTACAACAATGAGCCTGCACTGTCACTCTGCAATGACACGCTACAAGAACTGCTTTCCCATCCACATGACTGGAAATTCAACCGTCGTGATTGGCTCTCATTCGTCACAGCACAGTGCCAACAGGATTACAAAATCGCCGGAGCTACGGCATTCACTCTGGGCACCAACCTCACGAACAACACTGGAGTTCAGTCGGCTGGAGCCCAGATTGACCTAGCGACAAATGACGCCATCACTGTGGCTGATGGTGTGGTGACCGTCAACATCATTCAGGGGCAGATGCCCCATCAGTTGACCGTTGGTGCAACGGTATACATGACTGGCGTTGTGATGACCACAGGCAATGCCGCTGCGTACAACGCTGTTCAGATTCAGAACGCCTCTGAGTTCACCTGGGTGGGAGCCATTGGAGCTGTCATCACGGCAGTCACTGCAACCTCATTCTCATTCAATGCCCTGACAGGTCAGAACAATGGAGATGTGGGGGGAGCCCCTGGAATCTTTGATTACGGGTGGTTAGGCTCGTGCACCTGCACAGAGCTGAACAACAACTCCTCAGTCGGAAACATTCGACCGATGGAAGCCGTAAGGAATCTGGCCCTATCCCAGAGGGTAAACAACCCCACCAAAATGTGCGTATTGCAGACGTACAAAACCGCCACAGGTGCCGACTCTGGCGTCATTCGAGTTCGTCTTGAGAACCCATGCGGCAGTGACATCTGGACAGTTAACCCAGTCTACCAAGCCAAGGCTCCTCTACTGACTTCATTGAACGACACATGGAGCCCATTTCCCGATGAGTACGGCTATGTCTATCGCCAAATGCTCATTGCAAGGATGTACCGCTACATCAACTCCACTCAGCAAGTTGCCGAGTTCCAAAAGGCTGAAGCAGCAATAGCCAAAGCAACAGGTGCTGATGACCGAGAGATGAGTGATGTGCATGTCTATCCAGAATCCAGCTTAGTCGATGGCACTTGGTACGGATACATCTGGTAATGACCAAACAGCTCTGCTGCAAAACATAAGGAACAAGAATGTCTAACACTAACATTGCAGGGCCTAATGCCAGAACTAGTCTAGAGGCAGGAACAATCTTTATACCCATGTGGCACTCTGGGCTCTACACCCAGCGTAGTCCGCTGTTCACTCCGATGAGTTCGTTTGGACTCCAGATGGTTCAACGGATGGACACACTATGGGGTGGGCTCAACATGGAGTTGAGTCTAGACAACACTCTAGTTCGTCGTCCTGGGTTTACATCCCTGTGCTCTGAGGCGTTCGGAAGTGATGAATACCCACTCACTTACTATTCGTTCAAGAACATCGCGGGAGATGTGTACCCACTCGTAGATACGCAAGACGCTGTTTACACTTTCAGTCCCACAACTCTCACAAGCATCTTCGATAAGACAACCGAGACCCAGACATCGTTCCAGAAGGTCGGCAACACTCTTTACTTTGGGGACAGCGCAGACCTTCAACAGTGGACGGGCTCAGGCTCTACATTCGCCATCGGCCTAGCAGTTCCGACCGTTGCCCCTACATTCACGATAGGCACAGGGTTCCTGCTTCCCACTGTCGGCTTCTCCTATGGCTACAGCTACGGGAACAGTTCAACGGGTCACGTCTCAACGATGTCTCCCGCGTCTTCAGACACTGGTGACCTAGACGTTTCCACGGTCACAGAAGCAAGCGTCACCTACCAGATTGATTCGTTGAACGTCAACGACACTGGTGGGAATGGACCCTTCACTGTCATGTTCGGAACTCCCAACGGCAACAACCTCTGGGTCGGCGCTAAAGTCACAGTCTCAGGAAACTGGGGCACGGCTCCAAACGCTTCAGCCATCAATGGTGCTTACACCGTCACAGTTGTTTCTGCATCTTCGTTTGGGGCTTCAACCTCCAAGTGGGGACCACCCGCGTCTAGTCCTACCATCGGTCAGAACTCCAATCTGCAAGAATCTGGATTGACCGGAGTGACTGCTGTACTTCAGCCCATCACCATCCCAGGCTCGACAGCGGCAGACCCATACGTTTACACGGTCAACCAAGCTGACATCTTCGCGCCCACAAATGCGTTTGATGGTGAAGGCAGCAAGTCTTCAATGGTCGTAACTGGACCACTGGGAACACCCGTCTACACCCAGATTGAAAGCGGAACACCAACAACAGGTCAATACGTGGTCAACGCCTCAACAGGTCAGATTACGTTTGCATCGGCTGATGCTGGGAAGATAATCATTCTGACCTATGACGTTACTCCTACAACTGGAGGAAACCCAGTTGGGTTCATCGTCACTGGTCCTAGCTCTAACAACAGCTTCACAGGTGGTACGCAGACTGACATCACTGGCTACACTGGTGCAGATAACGTAGTCGTATATCGAAGTCTCGATACTGACGGCACTGCTGGACCTTGGTACCTTCTCTCGACCATTCCGAACAATCTTGCACTGACTCAAGCAGCCCATACGAGTCAGACACAGCAGACGGTCTACACACTGGCAAACCCATGCCCTGCTGGAGCCAACAACGGCTTTGCTAGTGCAGCAGGAACTGGGGGAGCGACTATAGCTGGATTCAGTCACAGTGCGAACAATGGGACGTTTGACATCATAGCGTCCACTGAAACGACCATCACCTGTA